AAAGTAGTGTCAAATATATACTGATAATGATTCCTATTTCCCCTTTGTTAAATATTTCACACACTTTACCACATTGAAGCATTAAAGCGCTAAAGAGCATCGAGCCGGTACTTTATCACATTAAAGCATTAAAGCGATTGTTAAGGATTTCACACTTTATTGTATTAAAGCACTAAAGCGATTGTTATCAATTTAACAGTACACATTTATCTATATAAATTGCAACAAAATTGAATGGTATTATTTCTAGTGTATGTTATAATATAATTGTAAAGAGGAAAGGGAAATAAAGAAAAATCCCATTCCAAAACAAAAACATAAAGTGAGGTATTTTATTATGACTAATTGGACTATTGAAAAAACTACTAATGACAATGGCACTGAAATTATTACCATTACACGCCCCATCAATGACAAACCCAAAAGTACTGTTTGTGTTTCACGTACTGTTAAGGCTGGCACCGTGGCCCGCGTAAAGTATGCGCGTTTTAACGATGATTTTTCCGTGGATACCGGCGAACTTGTAAAACAGTTTGATGGCGTTCTGGACGCAGAAAAAGTTGAAAAAGCATTGCACAATGCAGAGCCTTGCACTAAATGGCAAGTCTTGGATGTTCAGCCTAAAGATGAAAACACCGTTGGCATTCCGCGTGAGGTGTTCAATGCCGTTGCGGTACCCATTGAACGCCCGCTTTCACAGCAGTAAAATTTTAATCGTTCCGCCGGGTTTATCGCAAAAGCCCGGTTCCATATGGCATAAAAGCCAAAAAAATAAATTAAAAAGAGGGTATACAAAAATGAAAATGCAATTTGTAACAATGAGCATTGACGGCAACAATTTTAGTATCAGTAGAAAATTGACCGATACTAAAAACCGCAGCAATACCGATTATGCTAGCTGCAATGTCACTGTTTTAAAGCCTATGTTTTGTTGTAAAAGTGGCTTTATCGCATCCGGTTTTTCCAGTTTTGAAAGTCCTATAATTGAGCACGACTTGAATAATACAAATGAAAGTATTGATGACTTTATAAAGGCGGTGTTTCAAAAAATGATGTACAGTACACGTAAAGAGCTAGCAGACGCCGTTATTAATGAGTACAACAGCACATTAAAAGGCCAATGTGAACAACTTTATTTTTGTAAAGCATGGATTTTTACGCCTGACAATTCCGATTTTATGATTCTTCAGAGTTATTCAACCATTGTAGCAGCTTTCCAGCGTTCCACTGGTATTTTATGGGTATTTGACTTTTATAGTAATACCACCGCACAACATATTGCAAAGTTCCAGAATTGGATTAGATACAGGTATCAAACCGGCTGGAATTATCCAGTTATTGTTAGACTGTACAATGATTCCAAAACTGGCAAGCGCGCCGCCCGGAAAAACACAGAAGATGACTTTGCAAGCGTTATTGCATCCGCATTAAATCAGCGCTGACCCGGAAAAGAAAATAAAGTGCACCGCCTTAAAGGCAGTGCATTTTTTATACAAATTTTTAATTAGAAGTCTTTACTATTAAGTATAAATAACTAGCAATAGTTAAGCCTAACTGCTAAACCTGTTATATTCTTAACATATGAATAGTTGATCATATGATTATATGGCCCACCTGTTAAGAAAATAACACACTTTACCACTTCAAAGCGTTAAAGCGTCCAGCCGTTAAGAAAATGGTGAGTATGGGCATTAACCTTAGCACCAACCCCGCCGCGCCGCCCACCGGGGGTGTTGCAAGAAGCCTGAAAATAAATCGGGGTTCAATTTCTTAAACCCAATAATCCCCCTCTCCCCTCTCCCTCTTCATTATTTAAGAAAGTAGGTGATTAAAATGATTACTAGAAAAGACCTTGCACCATTAAATGATTCAGACTTTGAGTTCTGGGAAAACAATCTTAAGTACAGGCAAAACAAAACTCTCTGGGCTTTATATGGATTCTGTCAGGACTTCTTTACATGGTCTTGTCCTAAAGATTATCTTGGTTGTACTTGTGACGGTTGTTTAAATCAAGAAATTTGTATTAGGTACAAGCTAACAATGAAAGCAGTTAAGCAAGAACTTAAATTAAGGGAGTGGTATAAATGACTTTGTATGATTTATTTAATCATGATATTTTAGATGAATCAAAAGCATATGTGTATATCTTTAAGGATAATGTTTTGTATGCAGCTAGCTATTATAAAAATCTTAGTAGATTATATGATAACGAGATTTTTCAAGAAATTTATATCAATTATGTTGATAATATAGTTATTTGTAGCACATACAGCAAATTTTTAGAAAGGAGCTGATACAATGCGACTTTCCGAACTTATAGGTACATGCGGCAATATAGGGCCATCAACGTATATAGAAGTAAAATTTAATAATCATATTAGATTTGCAGGCTATATTAAAGATATGCCTTATGTGCTTAATTATTATAACGTATGGTATTTTGAATATATTGAAAAAAATAAGTTTGAAATAGTGTTATGTTAGGAGTTGATACAATGTATTATGACGTTCCTATTCATCCCATTCCCATAGGCTCAATCATTAAATACGATGTAAGAGAGTATGGTTATTTTTATGGAGATGGACAAGAGAAAAGAGCAATTACCATTGCTAGAATTGGTAAGGTTATTGACATTATAGAGCATGATGGAAGAGTAGTTTACTATTCTGTAGCACCAAGTTCTAATTGCACATTTAACCAATATTTTGTGGGTGATTGCCTAGATTCTGTTTGGCCAGAAAACGTGGAGGGTGTTTTATTATGGCAATTAAAGACCTAGATACAGAAATCCTTACTCTACTTAATAAATTATGCGATAACTGGTACATTAAAGCCTGTCCCTCATGGCTAACGCACTTCATGGATAAGGATTGTCAAGATTGTCAGCTTAGAGAGTTATGTTATCTGCTTGACCATTATGATAATGACATTAGAAAAGAGTTAGCTTCACGAAAGCAGGAGTAACATTATGGCTAAGAACAAAGAATTTAAGCGCCAAGCCGAAGCAACTAGGCTACTGGAAAAGATAGGCGCAACAAGGCGTAAATCCAGAAAAGCAGGTATCACTGTAACAGGTGAGCTTAAAGAAAGTCTTAGAGGTAGGCAATCTCCTGAAATTGCCAATGCTCTGAAATTTACTGCTAATACTGCTTTTAATGAAGCCGAAAAAATGTATAGCAACCTTATTGATATAGCCGATACCCTTGATGACAAAATATCACAAAAGCTTATGCAAGAGTATCTATCTAAATATTCAGAGCATATTCATTCCTTGCATAAATCTGTTGAAAGCAGTTACAGATCATTAAGAGTGGCTAATCGTCTTGAGGATGTATTCAATTATAGTGATGCTGCGTATAAGATTCTTAGAAACCCAAATACTTATTTTGACAAAAAGAAATGGGGAGCAATTTCCGGTATACTTAACAATCTTATGGGCACATATAGCAGGGATATTCCGTCAAAAGATTTGAAAAAACTATGTGAACTGGGTGAAGAGTTAGGACTTAACTCTCTATCAGATATAGACAGAGCTTATTCAGAGTATGACAATCTGCTAAGAAATTCTGACCAGATGGGCGAAGTTCTGGTTAATGCAAGCAATAAACTTAAATCTATTACGAAGGATAATGAAGAGTTTATAGAGAATAACAAAGAAGTTTATAAAAAATTTGTAGAACTTGCATCTAAGTATGATTTGTGGTAATATTAGCTAATGAAAGAAGGTGGTGCTGTATGTGAGAAAGCGTAACGAACACAAGTATTCAACTATCATATATTGTTATGATATTGAAACATCATCCTTAATATATGGCGAGGATGAACTTCAAGAGCATCTGCAAAGCACTTATCTTCACGGCCTAGCTTCATTTGCTTATCGTCCTATACATCATGCACCATTTAGTGACTTTGAGAATGAAATGGATTATAATTTCTTCAGAACTTATGATTCAATTTCTTCGGAATTTGAGAGAATCAATGAGGATGCTAAGAATAATGATGAATACGTTAAAATCTTTGTGCATAACTTGAGCTATGAATTTGAAGCAATGATGCGTAACATAAATTTCTGTATTAAGAACTTTAATCCTAAACGTTTTATTGCAGTTGCTCCGCACCAGCCATTAGTAGCAGCTTTTGACCATCTTGAATTTTATGACAGTTTCAAGATTCTCTCCTGTAAAAGTCTTGAACTTATAGGTACAGAACTTGGAGTTCCTAAACTTAAAGAAGTCAAAGGCGGTTATGACCAAAAATATTATTGGTGGTCAGATTTGCCTGATTCTGAATACATTTACAATGAACGTGACTGTAAGCTAGTTTTGTATGCACTATGTAGATACATGGCTAATTTTACTAAAGTTGATACTGTATCAGATATTGGAGTATCTAACACATCAATGATTAAGCGTGAAACAAGGCTTAACAGAAATATTGCTACCGATAAAGAAGTTCATACTGCACAATTTACAGCGGCAATAGAACTTAAGAATAATGAACCATTTATGAAGTTCTTTCAGGACTGTCTTGCAGGTGGTTATACTCATGCTAATCCTTACGCAGTGGGTAAAATATTTAAGGATGTATGGTGCTTTGATGCAAGTTCTATGCACCCATCAGCAATGTATGGCAGGCGGTTCCCTTACAAGTGGAGAAAAGAGGCTAATCCTAATGAATGTTATCAAAATTTCCAGTCTGCAAACTATGAGTTCTTATCTGGCTGCGAAAGCGGCGCTAACTCTGGGTTCTTCGATTATCCCAACCAGCGGATTAAGCTATTTGAATGTAAAGATGCTAAATTCTATTCAGTCCTCCAAGCAGCATACCGTGAATCAATCTTGTTTGAAAGGCCAATAAAATATAACTTTATGGCTAATGTTACCTTTTATAATATTAAAGCTAAGGATTTTGGTAACTGTATTTACAGCTATATCAGTACATCCAAATGCAGCAATATTAAAAATGGTAACTTCGACAATGGTAAAGTAGTCAAAGCAGATGAACTTATATTTCATGGCTGCGATATTGACTTTATGTTAATTCAAATGCTTTATGATTATACTAGTTCAGAATGTGATGAATTTTATTATGCGACAGCCCACAAGTTTATTAACAAGCCTTTACGCAATACAGTTAAATATTATGCACTCCAGAAAACAGGATTCAAAAAACTTGAGCATAAAGTTGCTGACCATGTAGAAACGTTAAATGATTTTACATTTGAGGGATTGAAGCTTTATGATGATTCTGTAGCACAAGAAATTATGAATACTCATAACAAAGATTTAGTTCATTTCGCCTTATTGGCAAGTAAAGGCGGATTGAATGGTCTGTATGGATGTTCAGCAATGAAGCCATTAAGACAGGAAGTTGGTGTGCAGGGGGAAGGTGATAAATTTGAATGGATTCCAACTGGGGTTAAGTTTCTTAAATCCAGAAATTCCCTAAATATCTTTACAGATGGTTTATATGCAGTTGCTTACAGTAGATTGCACCTTATTTGCTTTATGCTTTATCTAGTATTAAGCCAAGGCATTGAACCTATCTATCACGATACAGACAGCGGTTATTTTGTTGGCTACAATGAGGATGTTCAAAAAGCCATTGATAGATTCAATGAGAATATTCTTAACAACAGTGAGAACAAAGATTGTTACAATTTTGGAATTATGGACCTTGATGGTCACTATGAGGATTTTGTAACATGGGGAAGTAAATGCTATTGTGAAACATACTTAGATGCAGATAAGCACTTAAAAGTTAAGGCTACTGTAGCAGGTGCAAGTAAGAAACAGCTTTCTGAATTGTTTACACAAATAGTAAACGATGAAGATTTTGAGTATCTAGTTCAAGAATATTTTCGTCCTAATATCAGTTATGATGAATCCATAAATAAGAAGCTTATTCGTAAAACCCCAGGAACACATATCATAGGAGATTTTACGGATGACAATGGAGAAACAGACCACTTAGATGAATATTCTGTAACTGTACTAGAGCCTTGTGGTTATACATTGCGCTCAACAAATAGTCCTGTTAATAGAATGTATTATTCATTCTGTTATTCATTACGTGGAGAATCGTATATAGATTATTTGCCTGAAGTTGTTAGCATAAACCATGATGAAAATGGTAAGGAACTTTATGGAACTTATCATAAAGTACAATCCGACAAAGAATATGCTATGTTAATTGATGGCAATCCTGCAAGTATATTCCAGTGGGAATGGAGTGATAGGAGATGATTTAATTGAAAGAAAAATATTCTTACAGAATCAGTAGAAGAGCTACATGTCCTTATTATGCATCTCATACAACAAATTACATTCGTTGTGAGGGTATGAGAGTCTTACGCCAAGATTACAACCTTAAAACCGATTGTTGCGGCCAGTATAAAAACTGTCCTCAATATAAATTTCTTACTTATCATTATTTAACAAAGGAGAACTAACTATGTACACTAACAAGAAAGCATCCTCTAAGGCCACCAATTCTGCTAAGAAATCTGCAAGTTCTATTATCACTGGCATTCGTGTCTATCCGTTTGAAGGCGACAAGAAATCTAATTTGCTTGCTATGGTATCTGTAACGTTTGGCGGCGTGTTTGTTGTCACTGGCTTTAAGATTATGGATGGTAAGAAAGGTCTGTTTGTTTCCATGCCGTCTATTAAAACTAGCAAAGGAGAGTATAAGGATTCTGCATTCCCTTTGACCAAAGAGTTTCGTAAAGTTTTGAGCGATTCTATTCTTAATGCTTTTGATGCCTTGCAGGAAGATGAAGATGAAGATGAAGATGAAAGTGAGGATGACTGACAAGCTCCCTAATGAATTGCCGCCAGACATTGACGATGATTTGCCATTCTAAATAGAAAAGCACCCCTAAGTGGATAACCACCTAGGGGCGTTTTATTATTTAGCTAATATTAGGACGGAGAACCTTAATAGCAGTCAAGCCATTGTTGTTATCCCATCGAGGATAATCCATAGGAGTTCCATCTTCATTTCTAATACGGTCAAGAATTACAGGAGAATTACCAGACTGAAATCCAAACAAACCGACAGTGTATTCAGTTGACGCATGGCGCTTGCAGTATAGGATAACAGCTTCAGAATCCCTAGAATAATATAACTTATCTTCGTTGTCGATAATACTCCAAGTAACTGTCTTGCCTGTACCAGCAGACGCTTTAAAAATTGATTGACTAAGTGTGCGGTTGTCAAATGCACTAATATCAAGCGAGGTACTTGTTTGGTTTTTTGTAATATAGATTTTATAATCAATGTTGGTTCCGTCAGTGAGATGGATACAACCCTGTGAGGTATTAGTATCAACTGGGATATATGCGAATGCCTTATACTGGTATGGGTCACCACTCGCGGACTGCCCTGCTACTGTGTATTGCATCTGATTAGTGATAGCTAAATCAATGCAACGGTGTTCGCCAGCTACACAAATATACTGACCGCGTTCCTCAGCACCGCTACCGAAGATATATTCACGCTTAGTATAAATGTAAACATCATCAAGCTTACATACAGCATTGGTAACAGGATAAGTACCAATTGACTGAATGGTTGTGCTAACTTTAGCGGAGCGGTTAATAATACCACCATTAACAATGAACTGAGGGTTAGGACTAGTACCAATCAGAGCAACAGCTGCATAACCAGTTTCAGTAGTAGCGGTTCCATCATTGCAGGTATAAATCATATTGTTAATATAAGCTGCTGCTTTACCTGGCCCATCAAAGACAAAAGCATACTTACAAGTATCTGCATAAAAGTTAGTAACATGAATATCATTGTTAGTAACCTTGCAAGCGATTGAGTTATTCCACCACTTATTAGCATCAGTACCACCTGTACCACCAGAGGGGATACCATGATAGCTAGTCCAGTTGCATCCGTATACATCAGTACGGCAGTCAAAACCAACTTGACACACCATATTAACAAGGTTATTACATTCGCAGTCAGGAGCTGCGCTACCCCAGAAAAACGCAACAGAACCAGTCCAGCGTTCGACAGGAGTATTATCGCTAAATCCCCACACCATTACATTATCCATGTAGCAGTAACGGTTCAGAGTGCCATTGTTGGGCTGTAAGTAAACACCATAGGACTTAACCTTATTGATACTTACATTGTAAATGCTGTTATCAGTGTACTTATTGGTAGTAAATACAATGCCGCCAATCATACCATTACAAGTAATATCCAAATTAGCAATAACAATATTACCAGTTACATCATTACCAGATACAGTAATAACACCCTGAGTACCAAAAGCAGTAGGATTAGCAGTATACTGCAAGATAGTATCGCTTGTGCCACGCGCAGGGTCACGAGAAGAACCAGCGCCATACAAGCTATGCTTAAGCTGTAAAGGAGCACTTACCTTATAAGTACCAGCAGGAATAAACAGAGGTTCATTCTTAGTGTGAGTGTTAATAGTAGCAGTAATATCATCAGTACCATCTTTTTTCAACTTCTGATATTTTTCAATGCTTGTTGGAGAAGGTTCGACAAAACTGGGAATTTTGCCAGTGCGACTTGTTAAAAATTTTGTATTAGGGTCTGTAACGGTTCCCATAGAAACATAAGCATAATTATCATCAATGTTTGTTTCACGGGCTGATGCCAGCGTTAGGTTACCATAAATATATGTGGGGGCTGTAGTGTTACCGACCGAAGTAACACCTGAATGAGCAGTAAACGCTTTTCCAGCTTTAGAAAAAATTTCTACTTTATTTGCGGATACCGTCACATCACCATTAACAGTCTGATTCATGTTACCACTAACAGTCTGATTGAGGTTGCCAGTAGTGCTTTTATCAATCTTCTTAGTGACATCGGTACGAGCTTGGGTATCTTTTACATCATAAACGGAATTATCAATCTTAAATTTGTCAACAACAGGATTTGCCAATTTAAGTCACCCCTTTATATCAAGTAGTTTCATGAGTATTACTGGTAATAACTTTGATAGTGGTATCGGCAGAGCTATAGGTAACAGTAACACGAGGGAGTTGCTCAAGTGCAGTAACTTTATTAAGTGCATTACTTGCATTGGTAGATGCAGCATTAGCAGTAGTTTTAGCAGCAGTTGCATCTTTTGCAGCAGCATCAGCAGTAGACTTAGCAGTGTTGGCAGTAGTGATAGCGCTATTAGCTTTATTCAAAGCATTTGTGGCGTTAGTAGATGCCGTATCAGCAGTTGACTTAGCATTATTAGCAGTAGAACTAGCAGTGTTGGCTGTAGACTTAGCGCTAGCTGCATCAGTACGCGCCACAGAGTCTTTAATTTCACAGATAGTACCGTCAATATTGATTTGCGTTACAAAATTAGTAGTATCAGGCATATATTATTTTCCTCCATTATCCTACAGTATGAGTTCCAACAGTAATAGTTTCAGTTTCCTGCGTATAGGCAACCTCAACACGAGAGAGCTTTTCCAATTCAGTAACTTTGTTAAGAGCATTAGTAGCATTAGTGCTTGCTGTAGTAGCAGCGGTACGAGCTTCACTATCTTTAACAAGCACTTCTTGGTCATTAAGGGTGAACTTAGATACATAATTACTCGGCATAATATCACCTATCCTTATTTACCAACAATTTTGATAGTTTCCACAGGAGCATCATAGATATGAATATCTCCACCAGTAACAATTGTACCATTATTAGGATTAAAGAATCCAAAAGAGATAGAGGTGTCATCTACGTTATACTTGGCAACTTTTAACGACAGAATATAGTGCAAACGTTCAGCAATAGTTGTCTTAGCACAGTTAGTACCCTCAATGTACCGGGTGCCTGCATCCATAGGCTTAAGAATTACATACAAATCATTATTAAGCCAAACAAGGTCGTTAATATTGCGATTAGCACTTGCAGTAGTTTTCAGCTTTTCATCAACAGGAGTGATGGCAAGCTTAACACTTCCCCAGAGTTCAGAGAAGTTACCAATCTTAGTCCAATAATCTTCATTGTCAATATCAATGCCAATAGGCACAGGCTGTGTGCTTAAGTATCCATCACCATTGACAGTGACAACAACTGTGTTGCGAGGATACTGTTTGGTAATATCCCACTGAATAGGGTCTGCATAACTAATGGAGCTGGTTTCAATATACTGCTGCATTACCTCAATAACCTTAGATACCATTTCATAGTAACTAATGCTATCATCATAGGCAACAGGAATTACAGAACGGAAAAGTTTGTCCAAAGGATTGTACTTCAAACCTAATCACCTCTTTACCATAAACGCATAAACAGAACTTCCATATCTCTATACAAACAATTATAGATGTTCGTGTTTTCCTTCATATAATCGTTCATAATAGATACCAGAGAGCGACCACGATAGCCTTTTTCTACATGGTCAAGAACACGATGTTCATTGCCATCACGATTTTCTTTTGTATTGTTTTTATCATCTTGAGTGGTATTGCTGTTACTGTTAGAATTAGCATTAGAGCTAAAACCATTGGTGGAACTTTCCTTACTATGGTCAGCATCCGACATATACTTACCAGCAAGAAAATTATCAATACTACCCTGTGGAGTATCAGTGTGAGTATTGGTATTCTCTCCATTGCTGTTAGAATTGGAAGTATAATTGGAATTATTGGTGCCGTCAATATTGACTTTACTGTTCTTGGTTCTATCCTCTGTATTCACATCATGATGTTCAGTATCTTCATTACTGGTAATGGAGAAATCATCAGTTAAGAACATTTCATACTGTTTATCAAGTGCTTCAAAGAGGGGATTGTAATAAGGCATATGGCTGTTCATCCAGTCATCTAGACGCAGCTGCCAAAGACCAAAGGTTTCAGAACCAATTTCATTTGTATAGAAATGCTTAAGAATATTGGTTTCAAGCTCTTTTCGTTTATTCTCATTCCAGATAGGATAATTAAAATTGAAGATTTTAGGCCGAGCACGTTCAATGATTTCTGAATAAGAAACATTGGTGTAAGGTTCAACAATACCTGCTTTTGATTCACAGATAAAGCGCACTTGAGTTGTGTATTTACTCATTATCCTCACCACCATCTTTAATATTGGTATCGCTTAAATTCTCTTCATCTTCGCGTCCTTCCATAATCTTAGTCAATTCAAGCTGGGAACGCATAGATACGGAGATATTAGTGCCAAAGAGCCTATTATAATCCTTACAGAATTTCTGGCGAGAATACAATGGGGAAAGGCGGTCTGCTTCTACTTGACCTAAGGTCATTTGAACTTCCGTAGTAAACTGCCGCTCTGCTTTCATATTGTAGTTGCTTTCAATACCTAAATAGGTAAGAGCTTCGGCAAGAGTTTCTTTTTTCTGTTGCTCTAACTGCAAGCCAATGTACTGAACACCTAAATCAAGAACACCAATCATGTTCTTAATATCATCAGTAGAGGGATTGCCTTTAAGGTACAGCCAAGGGTCATATTTATCTTGCTGATACACCAAGTTCTGTACAGAAAGTTTTGTATTCTCATTTGCATAAGCAATTCGTGGAGTTTTCTGTGCAGCAAGGTTTAAGTCAATCGTTCTGTCTATATTGGTAAGACGCTGTGCAAACTGTTTAATGATAATAGCATCAGGGGAGCGGCGCATATTACACCAAAGGTAAGCACAGTTTTGTTTATTAAGGCCAGTTTTCTGATAATTAGAATTGTAGCCATAAGCACGAAGATATTTAGGGTCGCCAATAATGTCAAAGTTATCACTGGGCATAGCGGGAAGAATTAAGTTGCCCATAACAGGGTCATGATAACCAGCCATTAAGGGTTGCCAGAACAAGAACTGTTCAATGAATCGTTCATCCAAAAAAGGAGAATCGTCAAGCCCTTCCCATTTGAATCTTGCAAGTGCTACATCATACAGACGATTAAACCAGTTAGCATAAGTTGCAACCGTTAAGTCATAGGAATCAACCCAAGGTGGCTGTGGTTTTTGTGAACGTTTACTCATTTACTCACCTACTTCTGGAATACGTTTATAGATAGAATTGTCTGCTTCATAATTTCCAACAAGACCGGGATTATGCCAGAATGTAACACCACGATTAAAGATGTCGTTAATCATTGTAGAAACATCCGCAGGAACATCACCTAAGCAACAACAGTTTTGCGTTTTAACATAATTCCAATTCCTTCGAGAGTCAATGTTAGGAACCTGAACTTGGTGAATGGGATAGCCAAACATAGTCCAGTAGTCATCAATAACTTTTGCAAATTCTTTAGTAACATGATGATAACTAGCCATAGCATATGGAGCACTTGCATCCCTTGTCGGTAAAATACCAGAATCAGTAAAACGGAAATAAGGACTTACAGAACCGTGGCTCTGTGGTGGTAATCTGTCCATATCATCACGTTTTGCAAGCGTACCAGCAATGTTAAGCATTTGATTGGCTAAGCCCTCAATAGCTCCATAAGTATTCTCAGGGAAAAGAGCGGGATGTTTACCAGTCATAGCCTGAACATCTTTTGCCGGAGCGGTCAGTAGGTTAATGCCAGCAAACATTGTACCAGCTACCAACCCAGCATTTTCGACAGCCATGGAACTAGAGTTCTGCGCTACATATACCTTATAAATATCAGTATTATAAGCACAAGTAGGCCAGTTGCTAATCGCAAAAACATCTTCCTGATTATAACCAGTAGAGCCTTTATAATCCTCTGCCGCAAACATTGCTGTAGTCTGTCCAGCATTTGACATTATATTGTATCCGATATGCAGACTTTTCTTTCTATCTCCAAGTTCAAAACGAAAAACGTGATTATCGCCTTGTGTGGAATAATAGCGGAGATAAAAATAAGGATATGTGAAAAGTTTATTATTCTTAGGGACATAACCGGCTACATTATTAGGAACCACAAAAGTCTTATCGTACTTACCACTATCAAAGGTAAGGGGAACCATATAAATTCCCAAAATGCCATCAGGTGCTTGCCCTGCTTCTACAGCCTTAGCAATAAAGTCATTAGCAGATTCAGCTGTGGTAAAAAAGTTTTCTTTACAACCTGAATAGATACCAAATCTTAAAGAGCCAGATGCAGGAGCGGAATCTTTTTCAGGCTTATCGAATGTGGTAACAATACAGATACGCTTATCAAAATCAATATATTGCTGAATGTCATCAATATAAGGCCCTGTATCTAGTTCATCATTGATGATATTATCACCAATTTCATCTGTGTTTGTATGAGAACGCTCAATAAAACAAGGCTGTAACGTTACCTGATTAAACCAAGTTTGCATTACATCAATAGTAAAATAAATTCTACTGGTTTCGTTAGCAACGTATTCTACCCTATCAATAAAGGCATAATACCATTTATTAGAAAAATCGGCGTTCTGAAATACAATATAATTACAAGATTCAATCGTTTCAGCATTAACACCAACAGACAGATAACGGTCTAAACGCTGATAGGTGTAATTAGTAAGATAAAGAACGTGTTTAGAAGTGAAATAAGCAAAACGAGAAGAATCAGACTGAAACCTAAGCACATGATTATAAGTTTTATCTGTAGGGATACCCTTACAGATATAAAGTTGCATATTGGGCATTGTTCTTGCTCCTTTCAAAATCTGTAGGGTGGTTTACACATCATCCAAATTGGAAGTTTACGTTTACTTGTAGGAGTAGGGCTGGGGCCGGGGTCTGGTGGTGTTGGTGGATTTGTAGCATCCCATTCAACATCCCATGTACCTACTTCATTAGGAATGCCAAGAATAGCAGAGGGGTCAGTTCTATATGCTGTACCATAACCGCCTATCCAATATTCCCAGTGTGTATGAATACCGCTGGCATTACCTGTTTGTCCTTGCTCTCCAATATATTGACCACGAGTAATTATTTCACCAACACTATGAATCTGACTAACAAAATGAGCTGCTAGCCAATAGCTATTATCGCTCATTTTAACTACAATGTAATTGCCCCAAGAATCGTTACCAGTCGTGCCGCCTTGCCAAGTATGGGCTGTTTCAACCGTACCTGCCATTGGTGCATAAGATTGATGATTTATGTGTACTGTGTCAATACCACCATGTACTGAACCATCAGAATAATGTGGATAACCTGCTGAAACTCTGATTGTGCTTTGGTCAGTGATACATTGTTTGTAAACTGCCATATAAGCAACGCGTGATATCGTATGCGCGTCCCACGTTCTTAGGAGGATAAGCCTACATGCTTAAGAAAGTGTCAATTATCAAGCCTTAGTAGTAAACTGCACAGCGTTAGCAAACGGAGATGCAGAATAAATACGCCAGATATGATGGAAGTAGTTCCAATCCAGAGTAGAACCAAGGTCAGTTTCACGCATGGTATTCAGCTTAGTATAAATCTGGAAGAAATCGCGGTCAACCATAAGCGCCTGAATAGCGGCCATATCTTCATCGTCAGGGGCAACGTGAGTATAGGTCTTATCGCCACCAGTTGCAATAGTGACAGCACTAGAGCCAGAGGGGTCATTACCAGTAAGCAGGTGTTCAAGACGTTCCACTTCATACTCATTAAGAGCGAAGCTATCAACTTCCAGACGATGCCCCATGAAATCTGCCTTATCCATGTTAAATACGCTTGCCAGAACATCAACATCAATAGAAGCGGAAATATCAACAGGAACAATGGTGTACAGACGTTCAGCCGGAGTATTCATAGGAATACCAGCAGCGTTATATTCCTTAGAAATGAACTTCATCTTGCCATAAATCTGGCGGAACTTCTTAACCAGAGTCTTACCAGATGCTTCATCAGTAACAGCAGCAACAGTTACTTTCTTAAGTTTATTGTTCTTTACCAGCTGATACAGCAGGTACTTCTTCATGATAAAAGCATCCAGTTCAGCGGGCTTATAAATCTGGTCGATAATGTTCTGTACAAAGGCAGACAGGTTAGCTTCACTCATGAAAGCAGTTTCCAGAGCTTCACGGTTGACAGTTACCTTATACTTAATACGAGAGTTCACAGCATGGTAAGCAGTGTAAACCTCAGCAGGGTCGCTACCAAATTCAGCTTTCATAACTTCATCATTGGTAGCACGGTCAGCAGAGAAGTAGGGGGTTGCTTTCTGCATCATTACATAAATTTCCTGAACGGTAGCACCAGTGCCCAGAACACCCTTATCAAAAACCTGCCAAGGGTCTTCAAAAGAAATGTAACGCATAACGGTCAGGCCAATACGGTCAACCAGAGCATTACAGAAATAGTTTAAACGGGGTTCGTAAGAATTGATAAACGTCCATGCGGATTTAATAGATTCAGTAGTGTCTTCAATATGAGGAGCGCCACCAAAAGTAGCATCACTACCAAATACAGCCTGAATAATACCAACAGCAGCAGAAGTAGCCATTATAGAATCATCCTTTCTTAATAATTGCACTCAATGTCAAGAGTACCATCAATGATAAGTTTGCCTTTAGCGGCAGCGGTCAAAGTTACAACACCAGTAGAAGTAACACTAGCACTAGAAATGGTGCCATCTGCAAGAACTACACGCAAGCAGGGGATAGAATTGGTAACTACAAATTTGCCATAACCAGTTTTCATAACACGAGCCATTACTTCACTGGGAATGGTAAATGCAGTAGTGTTAGAGGTTTCTCCTTTATCTAGGGCAGTATGGATAACCAGAACATTGGAGAGGGTGCTCATATTCTGGTTGTGGAAGGAATAGGCCATGAATAATCATCTCCTTACTTTCTACCAAACATTTTCTTAACAAAAGCCTGTGCAGCTTCATCAATGGTAATTGTATTGCCGTTAGGTTTTTGATAATCGTCATTCGGCTTATTGTCATCATTCAAAAATGCTTTGACATAATCTTTGCGCAGATTATCATAGGCTTCATGCCAGTTAGATGCACCATCTGGACAACCTTTACTAAATTGTTCTGCTTCATTGCGACATTCATCAAATTCATCAAGAACGCCAGCAATCAGAGTCCCCTGTTCATCAGGTTTAGCATCTACAAAACCACCAAGCATTGCAGAAATTTCGTCACGTGTTTTCATTATTTATTACTCCGTTCATAAGTAAGTTTAAGATTCTCACAGAGGGCAATAATTGCTTGCATATCAATGCCAGTTGCATGAATCTTAATAAAATCGCCTTTAGTAGATTCTCTGGGAACCGAAGTGTAATAACTAAGATGCTTCGCGACATTAGAGTTTGCACAAGTAAAATCACTGTCCAACCAGTTAAGAGGATGTACACGCATATCGTGGTAAATTACTTCAAAGTGAAGGTGTGCGCCATAGCAATTACCAGTTGCACCAGAATACCCAATAAGCTGACCCTCGTAAACGTGTTGACCGTTTTTGACGAGAGATTCTTTAAGGTGTGCATAGCGTGTTTCCAGCTTAGAACCATTATAATTGTTATGCCTAATTCTAACCATGTTGCCATAAGACTGCATCCCAGATTTAGTTCTACCATCCCAGCTCTGTACCTGATTTACTACACCATCCTCAGCTGCATAAACAGGTGTGCAAGGAGTAGCACGAAGGTCAATAGCATGGTGTGCAGAACCGTCATTATAAGTCCAACCAGCTGTAATAATGTGTTTCTCTAAAGGCCAGCAGAAAAGGACATCACCGTTTGATTTCCTCATTTTCTTCATCTCCCTTAAGTTTTTCTAGATAGGGCTTAAATAGAGCAGAAAGTTCAGGATTTACAGCGCACATATTCTCCATAATACTGATAAACTCCATAATACAAATATAAGTAACCACGGAACCAACAAAGGGAATCTGGATGCCAAAGTCAACATATTGCATTGCATATTCAATACCATAAGAGCCTACCACAGCAAGAATTTCCATGCACTTGTGGTAACCACCCTCACGCATGATACTGGAATTATAAGAACCATCGTGCTTTGCTTTAATCAGCCCTGTTAGAATGTCAAATGTGATAAAACCCAGAACAATAACAAATGGCATAAACTCAACTCCTAACATTATACACCTACAATCTTCAAAATGTCCATCAGGTATCGCCTAATTATTTCATCTTCACAGTACAGACCCCCCAACCGATATTGTTTAATTATATATAATAACCAGTTAGGACGTGGAGTACGTGCAATCAAAATGGTGTTATAATCGTGGTCATCATTTGTCAACGCATAAATTACGCCGCTACCTGGACTGTATTTTCTGGAAAGATAACATTTACCGGAAGATAAGTCTACCCATAAGCCTAAATAATCATCATGAATCTTAAAACCAAACTGATATTTAGCTTCAGGAGTTTTCTTAGCAATGCCAACTACACTATCAAGATAAAATTCATTATGAACAGCATATTTACCAAACTTGCTACCTTTCATTAAACGGCCAAAGTCGGTTTTCTCTTTTGCTTCAATGTACTCTTCGTTGTTAGCAATTTGAATTAAGACTAAGCCTTCTCTAGTTGTAGCAATTTGCTTTTTGTTAATGGGCTTTTTAATGTCGAATTCTGTGAAATAAGGATTTGCCCATGTAACAGCGTTACCAAAGAAGAACACAACCACTCTGCGCATACGAGCAATAGTTTCATATAATTCGCAGAAAAATGTTACTTCGTCTTTAAGATAACCATGATGGCTTTCGTCCATGGAGATAAATTCATCAAAGCAAATCTTGTTGACGAGAGGAAGTTCTTCGGATTTAGCGCTTGAAATGTAACGAGTTTGGCCAGCTAATTTACCGTCTATGTAATAAGCACCTTCAGGCGTTCCCTTTAACTCATGGTCAGGGAATTCATGAGCAACAGCAGCCCAGAAATTTTCTTTGGCTTTCTTATTCATTTCAGTTTTATAGCGGCGAATATAAATAAATTGATTCCCGTTCTTGATAAAATCTTCAGCAGCCCATTTCTTAAAGCCATAAGTTTTACCACAACCACGAGAACCAACTACAAAATTAAAGAGCGCATTATAAGATAATGTGTTCTTTAAGTCCCACCACATTGACATTGTAATACACTCCTTTCATATTTAATATTAAGCCGAGGGTTCGACCTTTAAGCTTGCTCTAGTGAGTTATGCTACCCTTTCGGTTGGCGGAGTAGGAGAAGTGACAAACCTATGTAACCAACAGGCTAACAGGCGTGTTAGCGCGGCTATATGGCTTTTATTAGGATGAAGCTCATAGTTTGAACCCATGGTGGTAGAAATGGGCACAACCCCATTAACGTCCAATAACCAGTTTTCCGTTACTCTTAAAGAGTTCTACCATGTTAAGGGTGGCGAAAGGAATTGAGCTAGCAGTCACGCAAACCTATCCGTAACGCTTCACGCGCCTGACCACGGCTTAGGAGCATCAATCGTGCCTTTCGCTCCCTATGATTATATTATACTTTACAATCCGTATAAAGTCAATAATACAGATTGTACTTTTTGTAAAATTAGGAATGATTATTACATAGTGTATAATGCTAAATTATGGGTGAACGGCAATAGTACAATAAAGCGGACTGCTAAATGGGCAAGGTGAGTGACGGTTTGAAGGTACGATAAATAGGACTTCTAAGGTTAAAGTACGATAAATGGGACTTCTAGACTTTGACACTACTTT